TAAGAAAAATCTAAAACCTTTTTTAAATTGGTTTTGTAATACAGTAAGTATATTTTTGTTACCAGAATACACTAATACAGCATCGCGGGTAAACTCACCTTTTTCGGTTAAAATATATTTTATAAAATTATATGTTTCAATCGATTTTAACAATACACACATTTTATTATTAATAACTAAATTCCTTTTTTTAGGTTGATTGTTTTTTATTAAAACAGGTGCCTCATAATTACGGTTAAACCTATTAATCCGCGAGTTGAAACTATTAGTAAAGCCAAGATAATTAGCCATATTAATTATATTATATAATTAAAATATAATAAATATTTTGTTATTTCTTCAAAAGTTGTTTATTATTATTTATGAAATCTTCTAATTCATTTATATCAATGTCATTCATGTCTACATGTGACTCCCAAAAATATCTGCAATAAGCCCATACGAAGTCACAATCGACTTTATACCAATGATCGTAACGACGAATTAGTTCCATATGCAGATTTACTGGAAGTAAACTGAGACTGGAACGAGGCAAAACATAACATAGTTGGACAAATTCAGAAACAGGGTTTAAAGGTTGTTCAGGAACAAATGTTTTGTCAAATAATGGAATCACCTTTATTAAGTCTTGTAGCAAAGGGGGATAATTATATTTATATTTCCATCTCCAATCAGGGCATCCACTCGTATAATATTTCATTGTCCATTCAAGCCCTTGAAGGTAATTAATAGATATATCTTGTTTTTTTTCTTCAGACTCGTCTTTTTTAATTCCAAATAGACTATTGTAATATCTGTATTGCCAATAAGGTTTTACAGGGTTAATAAAACGTTCCACTTCTCTTTCATAGACAGGCAACGATTCAAATGACTTGAATTTTTCTACAGGTGTTGTATTTGGCATCTTTATTTTTTCCTTTTTGTTCCGCAATAAGTGTTCCTTTATAATAAAATCCTCTTCTAATTTAGCAAGGTGTTCAATCAGTTTCCGAACATTTTTCCAATATATTGTTTTACCATCCGTCAAGTTTTCATTTGTTCCAGCAATTGTAGCTTTATAAGCATTAATCATTTTATCAATGCCTCCAGTTCGAATATTTACTGCTGGAAAATGGGGCAAAAAATCATTTCCCAAAAAGAAGCATAAGAAAATGTAATCGTATACAGCGTTTTTCTGTTGTTGTAAATTTAATACACGATCATTATTCATATAATTAATAATCTCGTTTGATAGTTCAGGAATGTCTAAAAAATAATTAGCATCAGGTTCCAATGAGCTATCAATGGACTGAATAAAATGAGGAGTTTCTCTAAAAAGATATATATTTGGGCAAATAGGTAGATGATTAATAGACAACATAATTAAATCAGCATCGAGACCATAAATCATAGTAGTTTGGTTACTATGTTTCTTTTTATTTAATCGAATGTAATCAAATAATTTATGTTCGCCCTCGCCAACTTTATTGGAACCGGAAACTAATATTTTAGAAACATTATATTTGGGTTGTGTATCTTTATTAAAGTGTTTGGTAACACTTTTGTTTAATTCTTCCATAAATTTAGTTCCAGGTGTGATCGCAGCAGTATTCCAAGCATCAACATTATCTTTATTGAACAGTTTATTGGATACTTCATTTTGATACCATGATTTGTATCTTCTGGCTCTTTGTTGCTCCAATTTAGCTACAGGTGCGACCCCATCAAATGCAATAATTAATGTTTGAGAAGGATTAATAATATGGACATAATCTTCTATTTTACGAATAACACTGTTTATAATTCTCATAGCAATAGGTTCCGTAAGTTTATCAAACTCAATTTTACTGTATGCATCATAAATAATAGAATTACAATCCAAATATAGATTGTCAACTTTTAAAGTATTATTAACGTATTTTTTAATAATACTAGGATAATTTCTAACAATCGCTGCAAAATAGCTTGGTATACCCATTGGTTATATTATATGTAGTTATGTGTTTAATATTGTTTAAAATATAGTTTAGTTAAAATGGCGTATATAATATATATAATAATATATTATGGCAGAAAAACTAACAAAGACAGATAAGCAAAATCTAAAAAAAGAAACAACGAAAGCCACACCAGAGATAGTTATTCTAATTGAAAAAAAGATGCTGTTTTTTCAAGATGTCATACAAAAAACTATATTACACGTTCAAAAGAATAAAATGCTTGACATATTCAGTGTTAGTGACGTTCATAATTGTATCAATAGTTTGTTTGATTTGAATAAGATAATAAAAGATATTCCTGACATAAACTCGAGTACAAATATAGACAATATTATTAATATTTTACAAACAGTGAATAATGAATTGTCGACATTATTCAAACAAGTAGGAACAGATTCATTTGAAGATTTGCTTTGGATTTGTTTTGGAAATAATTCAGTAAATACCTACGCGATATCAGATATGGATAAACATAAATTTGAATTATTAAAGAAATATTTTCATCCGACAAGTTATAAAATATTGGGTCAAAAGAAGTCAGATAATAAATCGAATAAAATAGATGACGATGTATTTACCGAGAAATCAAAAAACTTAGACAGTGCTGATGTATCAATCAAAATAAAACAGTTTCATTTAAAGGTTTACGGTATTCAAATCATAGTCCATAATTTACAGCACAATAAGAGTTTGATAATATCTGGAATAATTGATGATATAATGACCAATTGTTTGAACAATAAATTTATAAATTTAAATATGAAGACTATAAGGGATAATATTCCACAAACAAACGAGTTCCAATGTGAAACATTCAACCGGTTTTTACAATCGTTAAATTTAAAGGATTATTTCATATTTGAACCACACGAAGTATATTCAAAATACGTAGGTTATTTGAATAATTTAAATGTTTTAAATCAAAAAACATTACATCAATCCGTAAAAGAATTTATCGCAGCAGATTTATTTATGAAACGATCTACTATAATACAACTCCTATTAAATACAGAGCGTTATGATAATCAATATTTAGCATATTTATTGTATGATTTGTTGTCGAATGATACAAACGGACACATAGATACCCAAGATCAAATAAAATTATTTGATAGTTTACCGTGGTCTATCAAATTATATTTTAAAGACGCAATGAAACGAACAGTTGAGTATACAAATGAATTGTCGAATTACGATATGCATAAGTTGCCGTTGGAACAGCAAATTTGTTTATTAAAAGTTCCAGATTCAGTGAAAGAAAAGGCAATGCAAAAGTTAAAAGAAGTGAAGGCAAAATCGGAGGATTCGGGTTCAAAAGCAAGACAATATTTGGATGGACTGTTAAAGATACCATTTAACATTTATAAAAAAGAACCAATAATGAATATAATGGATAATATACGATTGAAATACATAAATGCTTTAAGAATAAATAATATAAGTAATAATCCTCTTAAAGATAATTATACAAGTTTGGAGATTTTGAGAAACATCACTGATTACAAAAAAGGTCAAACAAAAAATAATATAGATATTTTAAATATAAAAAATATGTTGTCACAGTATAATAAACAAAAGCTTATAGAATACACTTTAAAAATGAATGAAATAAATCAGAAACTAAATTTAAATCAAATAAAAATAAATTATTCTAAAAAGACCAAACAAGAATTACTCATTTCCATGAATTCATTTATAGATAATTTATACACGGATAATTTACAAACAAATAATGTGTTAAAAGACATATTTGGTGAAACGCAAAATACAGCTCCGTTAACAAGCAATATTAACGAAATAGCAAAAAGATTTGACGAGATAAATACATACATGTCAAATGTAAAAAATACATTAGATAATGCGATACATGGTCACGATAAGGCGAAGAAACAAATAGAACGAATTATAGGTCAATGGATTAATGGAAAACAAGACGGTTACTGTTTTGGGTTTGAAGGGCCTCCAGGAATAGGAAAAACATCTTTGGCAAAAAAAGGATTATCCGATTGTTTAAAAGACGAAAAAGGAAATTCAAGGCCATTTGCAATGATACAGATGGGAGGCGACTCAAACGGACCCAGTTTACATGGACATAATTATACATATGTTGGTTCAACTTGGGGGTCAATTGTTCAAATACTTATTGATAAAAAATGTATGAATCCGATAATATTTATTGATGAGATTGATAAAATATCTAAGACGGAGCATGGTAAGGAAATAATAGGTATTTTAACACATTTATTAGACCCAGCACAAAATGATTGTTTTCAGGACAAGTATTTTTCTGGTATAGATTTAGATTTATCAAAAGCGTTATTTATTTTGTCCTATAACGATGCAGACAGAATAGACAAAATATTGTTAGATAGGGTTCATCGTATATCGTTTAAAAGTTTATCATTGGAAGAAAAATTAGTCATATCAAATTCGCATATATTGCCAGAGATTTATGATAAAATGGGTTTACAAAACATGATACATTTTTCGGATGATGTATTAACATTTGTTATAGACGAATATACATGTGAACCAGGTGTTAGAAAATTAAAAGAAATGTTGTTTGAAATTGTAGCAGAAATAAATTTAAATATTTTGAAAACGTTTGAGACGACTTTTAATATACCGATTAATATCACGATTGAAGATATAAAAAATAAATATTTAAAAGACAAGCGGGAATCATTGATACGAAAAGTAAGTAATCAAAATGAAGTTGGATTTGTAAATGGGATGTATGCTACGAGTTTAGGAACAGGTGGTACTTTACCGATACATGCGAAATATTTTCCGTCAGACAAATTTTTGGATTTAAAATTAACTGGACTACAACAAGATGTAATGAAAGAGAGTATGCATGTAGCATTGACAGTTGCTTGGAACTTAACAGAATTAAAAATACAGAATGAATTGCGTAAAAAGTATGATGTAGAAAATCACAAATGCGGAATAAATATTCATACGGGGGATAATGCGGTTTCAAAGGATGGGCCAAGCGGAGGTTGTGCAATTACATGTGCATTATACAGTTTATTGAATGGTGTACCTATTAAACCGGAATTTGGTATAACAGGAGAAATACAGATGTCTGGAGAAGTTACAGCAATTGGGGGGTTAAATTATAAAATTTTAGGTTCTTTAAAATCGAATGTTAAATCATTTATATTTCCAAAGGAAAATGAAAAGGATTTTAGAGAATTTTACGAAAAATACAAAGACAATGAAATGTTAGTAGGAGTTAAATTTTATCCGATTAGCAATGTAGACGAGGCATTAGAACTACTTTTGGACAAATAAAGAGGGATTTTCTATTTCGTCTTTTAAGCAAATAATTAAATGACATTCAGTGTTAACTGGTAATGTTTTTAACTTTGAGTTTAATTTAGTTAACAATAATTTATAAAATACATCTGTTGTATTTTTGTCTACTTTTAGTAATTCAAATTCAATATTATCATATTCGACAACAAATTTTGAACGGTTTAATTCATATTTTAAACGAATGTAGTTTACAATATTATGTATATTATTGACATCATAATTTTTAGTATTTTTATAAGTAAATTTTATAAAATATTCTTTGTTACTATTTATTAAACTATCAATCTCACAAATATGCATTATATATATTATATTATTATATTATATATATATAATGCTAAATAAAATCATAATAAATAACATGTTAATATACATAGTCGGTATATCGTTTGGTATGCCAACTTCACTACCGAGTTCTATGCCAACTACATTACCAAGTTCTATGCCAATC